TGGATGGTTGAAATCCGTCAATCAACAAAAATCCACTTAACATGGGGAACAGATCGCTGCGGTCTTTCTACTCCGGCGGCAACTGGAACAACTCGGCCAACGGGCTGGCCTCGTTCAACGGCAACAGCTCTCGCGCCAACGCGAGCGTGTACATCGGCTTCCGCTCCGCTTTGCCTCCACGTCAGATATTGCAGACTCACGGGTTTGCATTCAGTACAGAGGTGATAAAGGGATCTGTTTCCCTGCCTTGACGCATCAGCTCAAGGCTAAAAACATTTAGCTGCGTATACCGCCGGTATTGGTATAGTACCAAGAAAGCTGTAAAGCGCAGCCTTTGGGGGAGTGGCGCTATGGAAAAGCACAAACATGTTTTTGAAAGGTTTGCAACCTTCGATAATATGTATGACGGATATCTCCTTGCCCGCAAGAATAAGCGGTACAAGGATGAAGTGCTTGCCTATAGCGCCAACCTTGAAGAAAATCTTATAGATGCTGTTAACCGTCTCCGGTGGAAACAGTATACCGTGGGACGCATGAGAGAGTTTTATGAATACTTCCCAAAGAAGCGAATAATTGTTGCACTTCCATTCGCTGACCGTGTTATAAATTGTGCAGCTTATAATGTCCTGTGGCCAATCTACAGACGTTCCTTTTATGAGCACAGCTATGGCAGCATCCAGGGCCGCGGCCCGGTAAAGGCTGCTGCTCAATTGCAGTATTGGATGCGACTGGTACAGAACAAACCTCAGAAATGGTGGATTGGCAAGGCAGACGTTGCAAAGTTCTTTTTCCGGATTCCTGTCGAAGTTCAGCTCCGGGAGCTCGGCAAACCTCTTGATGATCCTGACATGATGTGGTTCCTGGAAACTGCAATCAGAGCTGATGGCCGTCCGATGGGATTGCCTTTAGACTGTGCAGATGTCTTTGAAGCTGAACGGATCATGGGAATTGGAATGCAAGTAGGCTCTCTCATATCCCAAATGACAGCCAATGTTGTTATGACACCGGTGGATCATTACATGAAGCGTGAGGTTAGAATTCCCTACTACATCAGGTACATGGATGACATGATACTGATGGCGCCGAGCAAGCAAGAAGTAAGGGAAGCTATCGAACTGCTCGACAATTACCTGCAGGAGAATATGGGGCTGCAGCTTAATAACAAAACAGCAATCATACCATATGATGCAGGTGTTGAGTTTGTCGGTAAGCGTATTTGGCCCCACAAAATAGAGATTCGCAGAAGCACTACCCTCCAGATGAAGCGGCATCTCAAGTATGTTATGGAGCATTACGCCAAAGGGGAGCTGACATTGGAATATGCCAGAAGCGTCCTTTTTAGCTACCTCGGCATGATGAAACATTGCAACTGTGATTCACTGCGAAAAAAGATCCTGGAGTGGTACGTTCTCGTAAGAAAATCTGAATAAAAAACAAAAAGTCAAAAAAGCGATCCTGGAAGCAGGGTCGCTTTTTTGATGTGCGGACGGAGGACGATATATGAGCGAAATAGCAATATTGTCAACAGTACTTGGTATTCTCGGAACGGTATGTGCCATGGTGTTCGGTTATGCCACTTACAAAAGAAACCATCGGCTTGATAGCGAGAATGAAGGCAGAGAAAGCGGTACAATCTTGACGGAAATCGGTTATATAAAAGCTGGCGTGGATGACATCAAGCGCAAACAGGAAAAACAGGATGAAAGGCACCTGGAAATCATCTCCCGTATTACAGCTGTAGAACAATCGGCCAAGCAGGCACATCACCGGATTGACAGGCTTGAAGGCAAAGAAGCTCATCTGTAGCATAAGGAGGCGGACAGTATGGGCAGGAAGCATAAAAAAGCCAGGAAAAAGAAACTGGAATTCTCAAAGATAATATTCATCTGCGTATCAATCGGCACTATTTCAGTGGCCGTTTTTTCATGCGTCATGATTTGGAGGACCGGGGATCTCTCCCCTCTGGCCTATTTGATACCTTCTGTTTTTGCGGAATTGGCGACAGCGACAGGTTTTTACTACCGCAAGGCCCAGAGAGAGAATGAGTTAAAGATACCTCATTATCTCGCGCAAAATACAAACGACAATGAGGCCCCGGCTGCCGATGAAAATATTTAATGGTTAGGAGGGATCGGTATGAATAAACCAGAGAAGTTCCTGGATGTCGAGCTTAAAGATGATGAAAAGGTATCTGAAGAAACATTGAAGGAGCTTACAGACGGAAAGGGTGACGATGATGAGTAATAGTCCATTGGTACAATACGTCAAGATTTCGCCTAATAGTACAAATCCCCGGCGAAAGCAGATAAGGAAAATAACTATTCACCACATGGCCGGAATGCTGTCTGTAGAAACTTGCGGTGAAATCTTTGCCAGGCCTGAACGCAAGGCCAGTTCCAACTATGCTGTTGGCGTAGACGGAAGAATAGCAATGTACGTGGAAGAGAAAAACCGCGCTTGGACCAGCTCAAGCTCTGCCAATGACGATGAAGCAGTTACAATCGAGGTTGCTAACTGTGAGATAGGCGGGCAATGGCGCGTGAGTGACTACGTGCTTGAAAGGACAATAGAGCTGTGCGTGGATATCTGCAAAAGAAATGGCATTGAGAGACTTAACTTTACCGGCGACACAACCGGCAACTTAACAATGCATAAATGGTTTGCTGCCACGTCATGCCCCGGGCCATACCTTGAAAGCAAGTTCCCATATATCGCAGAAGAGGTAAACAGGAGATTAAAAGCAGCTGCTTCACCCTCCACCGGATCCGGTACTCTATACTATGTTCAGACAGGAGCTTATGCTAACAAAGCAAATGCTGACGCTCAATATTACAAGGTCAAGGCAGCAGGCTTTGAAGCAATTATGAAGCAGTCCGGGAACCTCTATCGGGTGCAGGTAGGCGCATACTCTCAGAAAGCAAATGCTGAAGCCATGGCCGCCAAGCTGAAAGCTGCAGGATTTGATACATACATCACTACTGTTGGTGGCACTATTGTGCAGCCTGGATCCGCGTCGGTCAAGAAGCTGGAAGTCGGCAGCAAGGTCAAAATTAACAAAGATGCTCAAAAATATAGTACCGGTCAAACGATACCCGATTGGGTAAAAGAAAGGACTTACACCGTGCAGCAGCTCAGCGGACAGAAAGCTCTCCTGAAGGAAATCGTGAGCTGGGTAAATGTAAGTGATCTCACTGTAATATGAAAGGAGTAATCGCGATGATTGAATTTTTAACTGACTATTGGGACAGCATGCTGGTTATTGTCCTTTTTATTGTCATCTGCATTGTCCTGGTTAGAAAAGGCTCAACCCAGTACGTTAAGCAAATGCTTTTCTACTTGGTAACACGAGCAGAGGCTGAATACGGTTCCGGTACCGGCGAATTGAAATATGCCGCGGTAACCACATGGCTTTATGAACGAATGCCGGCAATCATAAAATTCTTCTTTACAGCGAAACAGATCGATGCCATGATTGAAGCGGCCGTACAGCAGATGAAGGATTATCTAAGCAAGAATGAATCCGCAAAAGCATTCGTAGTATCAACCAATAAAGCCAACAAGGTAATATCTATAGAAAACCTGTTCCTGCAAAATTAAAAGCAGGTAAAGCCCAATAAAGCCAACAAGGTAATATCTATAGCTGATCCAAAGAGCAGCAAGTAAAATGTCAAAAGCCCCTTCCAGAGATTCTCATTAAAATCCTCCTGGAAGGGGCTTTTTTTATTTTCTGAGATTATATATGCCATACTATAAATTTGCGTTTTTAAGCAGTTGCAACAGGCTTTAACAAGATGTCGTCCTATTCCTCGCTGTCAAAACCGAGAACAATTGCCCATTGGTTTAATGGCAACGGCTCTTTCCCGAGCATATCGAGGGCGGCTTCCTCTCTTCCACACTCGCTACAAATATAAACATTCGCTCTCCTGCTCAATGCATTTTTTACCGGGTTTCTATCCATGCGGTCATGGCCACATCTTGGGCATGGAAAAATATATCCGTCTTCTGGCGGATTCTCCTGCAGCGGCATTAAGCTTTCAATGAGTTCCTTTGCCTGTTCGATTGTTCTTGCCATGTTTATTCACACTCCTTTTCCTGTTGTTCATATTCTTCCATTGTTGGAACCGGGCCGTCGAGGTCATTCCATTCGTAAGGTTTTCCGGTCCTTTCTTCATAGTCGGCGCGATAGCATGCACGACAGCTGCATTTACCGTTATACCATCTCATCTCACCGTAATACTCAGGACGGCCGCAATGCCGACAAATAACGATGCGTTTCATATCATCCACAATTCATCCTTCTCCTTTCTGTCCTGCCATCATCAGACCGAGTAGGGCACTTCTCGGTGACGGAGTTTTTCGTTTCGGCTTATCTGTTTTTGGTTGTCAAAGAACAATCTATATAAAAGGGGCGGCATCTTATCCCCTGAGCCGGCGGGTGTCCCGCGATCCCCTGGAGGGGATTTCGACCAGTACCCAGCTGGTCATCATCAGGCGGGTTTACGTTAAAGATGACGGTTATACTTGAATCGGCTATTATTGCCTTTAAGTGTTATTTGTGTTACTTCAAAAACGTTACCGTCACGTTCGCAGTGTTCGGTCCAAGCATGGCCTCCAAACTGGCGAAGGAGCTTCTTTGCTTCTGTTACTGAAATTCCGGCCAACACGGTTTCGGCATCGGTACAATGGAAATTAGGACATTCCTTACATC